TCGGTCGGCGTCACGAGCGAAGAGTCCGATCTGTCCACGGGCACGGCCGCCGGCGGAGAGCTCAACATCAACACGCTGAACCCGGCTGCCCTCGACATCGCCTCGTTCACCGGCTACGTGATCACGAACTTTCAGGACGGCTCCAAGCCGGTACAGACGCGCGTCGACTTCCCCGACACCACGGTCGCCCTGTCCGGTGCGTCGCTGTCCAGGGCATTCACGTGGTGGATGGTCGACCCGACCGGCGCCGTGGTCCAGCTCGGTGCTCCGCCCACCCCTCAGCAGCGCCGCGAGAACATCGTCCTCGGGTTCACCGTGTACGACGGCTCGACGCAGATCGTGTTCGAGCAGACGATCCCCGTCATCCTCCCGCAGCCGGCCAACCAGATGGCGGACTTGATGGACGCCCTCGGGCCGTTCAGCATTGCGGGAGGCAATCACTTCGCCCCCGTCCCCGCCACGCTGTCCCTCAACAAGACAGAGGGCAAGATCTTCGCCCGCGCGTTCGGCCTCTTCCCGGACCCGCAGTCCCCGCACATCAGCACGCTGCCTGCCCAGGCGCCTATGCAGTTCCGCGTGTGCACCCAGGCGGACTTCTCCGACAACTTCAGCTTCACCGCGCTGGACGTCGGCAACTACGACGTCGCCGGAGTGGTGACGCCGATTCCGTCACCGGCCACGACCTTCACGATCTTCCGGATCTACGGGTACCCGCTCAACGACGTGCCCCTCCAGATCTCCGTGCAGTACGGGCAGCGCCTGTTCCCGACGATGCAGGAAGCCATCGAGGCCAGGGGCAACGTAGAATTCGTCCCCAACCCGCAAGCCACGTTCGCAGCCGCGTTCCTGGGGTGGGCCGTCACAAGGGGAGACGCAACGGACCTCTCGGATCTGGCCCAGGCACGGATCTTCAACGCCGGAAAGTTCGACACTCCTTAAGGGGGACCACGGTGCCGGTCATCGGACCCGACGACTTCCCCCCGGTACCCACTCCGGGGGCTCTGTGTGCGTGGGAGCTGGACACCACGTGCTGCACCGGATGGGACGACTACAGCCTTGCCGTGCAGACGTCCGCCGCGGCATGGGCCACGGAGATCCTGGACGCCCTCACCGGCCGACAGTTCGCCCAGTGTCCCGTCAAGCTGCGCCCCTGTGGCAGGCGGTGCGGCTGGTTCGGCGGGTACCTCGCCTTCCCGGTCGACTCCCCCGCCTCATCTGGCTCGGGCAACCCGTGGATGATCCCGTTCGTCGACAACGGCGTGTGGCGCAACTGCGCCTGCGGGAGCGTCTGCCGGTGCCGGGCCACGTGCGAGGCGCACATGCCCTACCCGGTGTCCGCCATCGACGAGGTCATGGTTGATGGCGTCATCCTCGACCCGTCCTCCTACCGACTCGACGACAACACCATCCTGGTGCGCACGGACGGGGAGTGCTGGCCGGAATGCCAGAACCTCGACCTCGCCGATACCGAGGACAACACGTGGTCGGTCACAGTGCGCCCCGGCGCGGCGCTCCCCGCCTCGGCAGCCATCGCCGCGGGCAAGCTCGCCTGCGAGTTCGCAAAGGCGTGCAGCGGCGGTGAGGGCTGCGCCCTACCGGAGCAGCTCATCTCCCTCTCCCGCAACGGGGTGGAAGTCCAGGTAGCTGACCCTCAGGCGCTGCTTGACGCCGGGCTCACGGGCGTCATGGAGGCCGACCTGTTCATCCGGGCGTACAACCCCTACCGGCTGCGCTCACGGCCACAGGTGCTGTCCCCCGACGTCCGCAACCCACGACAGGTGCAGCTGTGACACGCCCCATCGAGTTCGCGCAGATCCTGCTCCAGTGCCTGGGCGAGCAGATCGACGCCGGACCGTACCCGATCCCGGACGAGAAGGTCTGCCTGCGCTTCGGCGACCGCGTCAACCCCACCCTGGGCACGTCCGAGGACGAGTGCTGTACCGGTCTCGCGTGGGTGCGCGTGGCCGGCGTCGACTCCCTCGCCGACCCCGACGGGCCCGGCAACTGCATCAGCACGGCGCGCCGCATCACACTGGAGATGGGCACCGCCCGGTGCATCCCGTTCGGCACCGTGGGCGCGGGCCCCTCCTGCGCGGCGTGGACCGAAGCGGCGCTCAGGATGGACTCGGACCAGGGCGCCATGGAGGCGGCGATCTGCTGCGCGACGGAGTCGTTCAACCAGCTGCCATACGAGCCGCGCACGGTGCCCGGTACGTACATCCCTGCCGGCCCCGACGGGAACTGCCTCACCGGCACCATGACCGTGACCATCGACTACGACTGTGGGTGCAGCAATGGCGCGTAAGAAGACCAGCCCAGTGCCGCGGGCACGGATCACGGTGCTCATCTCGTTCAACGGCATGTACAAGGGCGACACGGCCGTTGCCGACTACGACGACACCGTGTGTGCGTGGGATTCCATGGGGCTGGTGCGAGCGGAGATGATCGACGGTGGCAAGAGTCCGGCTCGACCAAGCAGCGTTGAGCAGGACGATCCGGGACGCGTCGCGCCGGGAACTGGAAGCAGCGTCCCGGCAGGCGGTGAACAGGGCGAAGATCCTGGCACCGGTGGACACGGGCCGACTGAGAGCGTCGATCCGAGTTGAGGCACGCCGCACGCTCACGCTGCGCTCCGTCTACACGATCGGGTCGGACGTCTTCTACGCCCCGTTCGTCAACGACGGGACGCGCCCCCACATCATCCGGCCGCGCCGTGGGCAGGCGCTCCGCTTCCGCGTTGGCGGCCAGGTGGTGTTCGCCCGCGTCGTCCACCACCCCGGCACCCGCGCGCGGCCGTTCCTGGACCAGGCCCTGAGGGAGACGGCTCTAGCCCGCGGGTACCGCTTCAGGACTACGTGACGGATACCCTGGTCGCATGGACACAGAGAAGACTTTCAAGACGCGGTTTCAGGGCCGGTTGATCGAGTGCAAGCCGCTCGTAGACGGGCAGATGCTCGTGGTCAAAGCGATGTTCGACACCACGGCCGAGGTGGACCCTGAGGATGCCGAAGCTGTCAGGGCCGCGCAGGAAGCAGTCGCCCGTGACTCGTCCCGTCTGATGCGCATCCTTGAGTCCCGGGTGGGACCCAAGGAGTGGACACTCATCGACGACGGCATGGTCATGGGGACCGTCACCCTGGCCGAACTGTTCGGCCTGCTGGTCAAGGTGATGAACGGTTCAACCGGCAAGGCTGATCCCGCGTGACCGCTTCCCCGTACAGCCGCGCCCCGGTTGCGGTGGAGCTGTGCGGGGTCCGCATCGTCGTGCCGTACCGCAGCGCAGCCGAATGGGTCGCCGTGCTGGGGTCGGCGCAGGACCCTGCCACTCTCCTCCTTAACCTCGCCCGGGAAGCCACGCGCGAGTCCGTCCTGAACGAGCTGGTGACCGGGGAGATCACGGCCAAACAGCTGACAGACGCTTCGTACGAGCTGATGAAGGCCGCCGTGCCCGGGTTCCACTGGTGGGAGACGTACCGGCTGCTGGACGTCTCAGCGACGCACAACGTGGCGGGGCGCGCCACCCTGGCAGGGCTCGATCCGTGGGCGCTCACGGCCGCCCAGTGGTGCAGCGCGATCTACGTCATGCTGCGGGAGAACACCGACGACAGCGGGCGCCTCAAGTTCGACCACGCCCTCAGCACGCCCCCTCTCGGTGTAGAGGATGATGGGTGGGGCGACATGTCCATGAACGAGATGGTGAACGCCGCACGCAGTATGCCGGGCATGGGATAGAGGGGCTGGGACGTGCCATCGCAAGCTGAGATTGACCTGATTGTCAACGCGACGAATACGCTCGCGGACCTACAGCGAGACATCCGGCGCATCGTCAGCATCGCCGAAGCCACGGCCCCGCCCGTTCACATCCGGGTGGACGTTGACCGGGACGGGGCGCTGCAACGGGCGACGGGACTCCTGTCGTCCGTTGCAGGGGGTCTCGGGTCCCTGGCCAAGAGCGTGGGCGTAGCGGCCGCCGCCGCCGGTACCGCGGCGCCGCTCCTGGCCGGCGTGGTCGCCGCGGTGGAGCAGGTCGGCCCGGCAGCCGCAGTCGCCACGACGGGCCTGCTCGCCATGCAGCTTGCGTCGGGTGCGCTCAAGTTGGGCATGCTCGGCGTCTCGGACGCGATCACAGAGGCGTTCAAGCCGGACGCCGACGCGGCCAAGGTGGCTGAGGCACTGGAGCGCCTGTCTCCCGCCGCGCGTGAGACCGCCCGGCAGATCATCGGCATGAAGGACGCGTTCAAGGATCTTCAGCTCGATGTGCAGGAGACTCTTTTCAAGGGCTTCGCGGGCGAGGTCAAGGGCCTGGCGACCAATGTCCTGCCGGATCTCAAGCGCTCCCTGGTCGACACCGCAGGCTCCCTCAACCAGATGGGCAAGGGCGTCTCACAGGCGGCGCAGGCGCTCTCCGATTCGGGGGTGCTCGGCCACGCACTGAAGTCGGCCACCAGCGGCCTTGAGAACCTCGTCGACATCCCCGGTCAGGCGACCATCGCGTTCGGTCAGCTTGCCGCCGCCGCGGGGCCGTCGTTCGAGCGCATCACGGAAGCCGTCGGCCGCGTAGCCGAGAACGTGAGCAAGAGTCTGTCCGGCGCGTTCAAGTCGGGCGCACTGGAGAGCGCGATCACTGACGCCGTGGACGCCATCGCGCAGCTTGGGCGTGTGGCGGGCAACGTCTTCGGTGGCATCGGCAACATCATCAACGCCGTATCGATCGACGGCCAGGGTCTCTTCGGCACCTTGGAGACGCTGACCCAGGGGTTTGAGGACGTTACCGGGACCGATGAGTTTCAGGCCGCGCTCAGTGCGCTGGCCGAGACCATGGCGGTGCTCTACAAGACGGCCGGTCCGCTGCTGGCTACGTCCCTGAAGATCGTGGCCGGCGTGCTGAAAGAGCTCTCCGAACCGGCGCAGGTTCTGATCAAGGTGCTGGGGGAACAGTTCGGGAAGATTCTGGAAGAGCTCGGGCCAGTTCTGGAAGAGCTCGCTAAGTCGTTCGGCAAGCTGGTGGTGTCGCTGACCCCGGTCATCGAGCTCGCGGGTCAGCTCATCGCCGACATCCTGCCCATCCTCACCCCCCTGTTCAAGTCACTCGGCGTTGTGTTCGAGGAGATGGCGCCGTTCGTTGAGCAGGTGGCGGGCATCCTTGGATCACTCCTCCTCCCCGTTCTGGAGAAGCTTCCCGGATTCCTGGAAATCGCCCTGGTGCCCTTCAACAAGTTCGTTACAGAGATCTTCCCGGTGCTGACCGAGCAACTGGAGCGGATGGCGCCGGACTTCGAAGAGCTCGGAAAGACCATGGGCGATCTGCTGGCAGATCTGGCACCCCTGGTCGCGCAGTTCCTCACATTCGTCCTCTTGATCGACGAGAAGATCATCCCGATTGTCGGGGGAACGCTCATCGGGGCACTGGCTCTGCTGGCCAAGACGCTGAACGGCTTCTTCAAGGTCATGGATGAGTTCGTCATCCCCGTCATTCAGACGTTTATCGACCTGCTACAGGGCGACTTCCGGGACGGCAACGAGGCTGCGAAGAAGAACGTGGTGGACCTGACGGTCAAGGTGCGCACCCTCTTTGACGGCATGGTCAATCAGGTGCAGCTCGCACTGTCCCGCTACGTCGCGCAGCTGCGCGCCAAGGCTGTAGAAGGAGCGACCGCGTTCCTCAACGGCATTCGGAGCATGCGCGACCAGGCCCTGAACCGGATCAGCCAAATCCCCGGCGACCTTCAGAACGCCCTCGGCAACCTCGGCAACCTGCTCTTCGCCCAAGGTGCCTCGCTCATCGGCGGACTGGTCAACGGCATCCAGTCCAAGATCGGCCAGGTGACCAGCCTGCTCACCGACCTGACGAACAAGATCCCCGACTGGAAGGGGCCGGCCGACAAGGACAAGAAGCTCCTCACCCCGTCCGGAGAGTTCCTCATGGACGGTCTGATCAACGGTATCCAGAAGTCCATCCCGCGGGTGCGCGCCGAATTGCAGGGGCTCACCATGAACATGCCGTCGTTCGCCGCCCCGTCGTCCATCTCCGCCCCCGCGTCCGGCTCCATGGTCGCGCCCAACGTGTTCGTCTCCATCGGTAACGAGGCCGTGGACCAGTTCGTGACCACCCGCGTGGAGCAGGTCGACAGGCGCAACGTGCGCACCGCAGCCCAGGGAGTGCGTATCTGATGCCAGCACAAGACACGTACGTCATCTTTACCGTCGACTTCACCGCGTCCCCCGGCACGGATACCGCCTTCACCATGGAGCGGTCCACCACGGGCCTCGTGGGGTCTTACATCACCATCGCTCAGAACGTTGCCCTCTTGGGCGAAGTGGCGATCTTCACCGACACCACGGCGCCGCTGGGCGTGCCGCTCTTCTACCGCGCCACCGGGAACGTCTCCGGGACCGTCCTCACCTTCACCGAACCGGCGGTCCCGGAGACCGGGGCGGTCTACCTGAAGGATCCTGGCCGGCCGTGGGCCGATATCGAGATGGACTTCTGCGAAGCGCCTGAGTCGGTGCACCCGCCGGAGTGTGGCACCCCCGACCCCGAGTTCGTGTGGGGCGGCTTCGGCGACGAGACGTGGACCGAGGACGTGGGACTGTTCCCCGTCCTGAACGCCGAGTACCCGGCGGACGTGTGGGCGCGCCGCAAGTTCCTCAACGGCTCCATGACGTTCTTCACCCGGACCCTCGACGCCATCGACCGGGTGTACGACCTCTTCACAGCGGGCGGCCCGCTGCTCATCCAGGCCCCGTCGATCTACGGGTGGGACGACTACTTTGTCCAGCCGGGCCCGGTCCAGATGCAGCGGATCTCCCGTGATCAGCGGATCCCGCTCCGGGCCTGGTCGGTCCCGTTCGTCATCGTCGACCGGCCGGCAGACGTCCCCCAGGGCACCGCGTGCGCGAACTGGTGCGCCGTACAGGACGCCTTCCCCACCTACGGAGACTTCGTGGCCACACCCGGCACGTTCGCTGACCTCCTGTCCGGGGAGATCCTGTGCCCCGGGGGCGACCCCTTCCCGCTGATCACCGACACGTTCACCCGAACGGTCGTCGACAGTTGGGGTGTCACCGACACCGGCCAGACGTGGACCACCTCGGGCGGTGTGCCCGCCAACTACGACGTCAACGGCACCAGCGGGCTCATGTCCTTCTCCGTCGCCAACGTGACCATGAACGCGATCATCCCGGTCCCGGGCGCCGACGTGAGCGAGCGCATCGACTTCTCCGCCGCATCGATCCCGACCGGAGCCACCTACACGGTGGCGCTGTGCGCGCGAGAGAACACCACCGCCAACCTGTACATGGCCCGCGTCTCCATCGCCGACACCACCGGCGTGATGACCCTGACGCTGCGCAAGCGGGTGGCCGCGGTCGAGACGCAGCTCTCCACCGTGCTGCCTGGATTCAGCTATGTCGCGAACGTGCGGTACACGATCCGCTTCGCCCTGGTGGGAACCAGCCTCATGGCCAAGGTGTGGCCGACGCTGGGGTCTGAGCCGGCAGCTTGGCAGACCACCGCCACCGACGCCGATCTGGTCGCCGCTGGGGATGCGGGTCTCCGCGTCGGTATCGGTGCGGTCACCAACCCCCTGCCCGTGATCCTCTCCTTCGATAACCTGCGAGTGACCATCTGATGCTGACCTCATCCGATCTGTACAAGTCATCCCTACACGGGCCGCATCACAGGGTCGCGCGCATCGACGTGATGGACATCGACGGGAACACCCTCGCCACAGGGGTGCCCGTGGTCAGTGGATCTGTGTCGGCGCAGCTCACCAACAGGGTCACCCGCACCGCGTCGTTCACCCTGCCGGACGAGTGGTGGCCGCGCACCGCCGACTCCCCGCTGTCTCCGTATCAGTCGGTCGTCCGCATCTGGGCAGGCACCGGGTTCAGCGACGGCAGCGAGGAACTGTTCCCACTCATCACCGGCCGCGTGTGGAATGCCGCCCGGCAGCCGAACGGCGGAGTGTCGTTCAACATCGACGACCTCGCGGCCGACGTGGTGGCGTGCCGGTTCGAAGCGCCCGAGAAGTCGACCACCGCCACGATCCTGAATGAGATCCGGCGCCTGATCCTGGGCGCGATCCCCCAGGCCGTGTTCGGTACGGACACCACAACGGACGCCCCCACCCCGCAGCTGGTGTGGGACGAGGACCGCGGGCAGGCGCTCGACGACCTGGCGCAGGCGGTGGGCGGGCGCTGGTACGCGCTCGGCGACGGTTCGTTCGTGGTGCGCCCGTTCAACTACCAGCTCGGGCCCGTGGTGCAACAGTTCCTCGACGGGCCACAGGGGCTCATGTCCACGGCCACCACCGCCATCACCCGCGACGGCACCGCCAACAGCGTCGTCGTCGTGGCCGAGCGCATGGACGGAACCGAGCCGGTACGCCGCATCGCGCGGGACATCACGCCCGGATCACCCACGGAGTTCGGCGGCAAGTTCGGCCGCGTCGTGCAGGTGACCAAGATTCAGACTCCGCTCACCGTGGCCCAGGCACAGACTGCCGCGCGCGCGCAGCTCGCCGCAGTCACCGCGCTTGCGGAGCAGTGGACCGCGTCCACGGTTCCGGACTACACCATGGAGCCCGGCGACACAGTGCGCCTCGGCTACCGGGGATACTCGGCAGACCAGATCATCGACGGCATCACGTACCCCCTGGTGACGGGCAACACCATGTCGATGACCACGAGGTCCATCGGGACCACGACAGGGACGGATGAGTGACGATGGGCACCACACTGAACTACGGCATCCCCTACCCGGAATGCGCACCGCCGCTCCGCAAGGACGCCTCGGACATCGCGGACTTCTACGACCTGGCGATCGCCGCCGACACCGCGCTCGACGGGGTCTACGATCTGGCGTTCGACTGGGTGTTCACCCCGGACGCGGTGCGCATGGCCAGCGGCGCGGCGGTCGCGGCCGTCGGCCAGAACGTCACCCCCTTCTACAGCTCCGCATCGATCTCCCAGGGCAACGGGATGGCGGACATCTCCAACGGCTGGGTGAACATCGTCGAGCCCGGCCGGTACTGGATCGCGGCGTACGTCTCCATGACCGCAGTCGGCATGACGTCGGTCCGGACCCGCTTCCTGCTCAACGGTGTCGCCGAGTCGAACTTCCAGACGCCCGGCTTCGCGGTCAACACCAACACGGCGATCGGGCAGTCGGTCGCCGTACTCTCCGTGACGCAGCCGAACACGGCGCTCCAGACACAGGGCCGCCACAGCTCCGCCGCGGCACTGGCCTACACGTACACGTCCCGCCTGTGGTGCGTCCAGTTGGAGAAGTTCTGATGACCAACGTCAGTACCCAGACGATCGCCGCGTCGTCGGGCCCGTCCGCACAGGTACGCACCGGCACCATCGCAGCAGCCACCCTCGGTTCGGCCACGGTCGTGGTCGGGGGCACCTCCTTCCGCGCGAGCTACGTCCTGCCGTTCGGCATCAACCCGTCCGCTGCCGATCTCCCGCGCGCGGGCGACCTAGTCTCCGTCGTACGGCAGGACTCCTCGTGGCAGATCCTCGGCCGCATCGCCGGGGCCGGCGAGAACCTGCTGACGAACGGGTCCTTCGAGGACTCCCCGGACGGCACGTTCCCGGTCACGTGGACCCTCTACAACATCACCTCCACCTCGTCGGCCACCGTCACCGACGATGTATCCGTCGACGGGGGCAACTCGGCGCTGGTGCTCTCCAACTCGGCTGTCTCCGCTGAGAGCTTCCTGTACTCCGCGCCGGTGCCGGTGCAGCTCGGGGAGATCCTGACGCTCTCCGTCTACGCGGGCGCGTCGTTCGGGGCAGAGACCCCGGACCCAGTGAACGCCGGGCTGTACGCGCTGTGGTTCGCCAACACCACGGACCTCTACCCGACCACGTCGTCTGCCGACTCCCTCATCGCCGCGGCCACCGGGCTCCCCCAGGCGCCGCCGTTCACGCCCCTGTCCGGCACGGTGACGGCCCCGGTGAACGGCTACGTCAGAATGGGTCTCCGGTCCACCGCGATGAACACCACGGGCGTCGTATGGGACTTCTCCACTCTCCGCCGGAATGAGGTCTGATGCCCGCCAACACGCCCCTCGGAATCAGCTACCCGTTGTACTCCGACGCGATCTCCACCACCCAGGCACAGTTTCAGGACATGGCCACCGACATGGACACGTTGGTGCAACAGCTCGAAGACCGGCTGACTGCCGCGTCCACGCGCCCCACCTGCAAGCTCTCGGGGATCGCCAACCAGCTCGTAGCCCCGGCGACCAACGTGACCGTGGTGTGGGCGGCGGAGGATTTCGACAACGACAACATGGCGAACATCGGGGTGAACGCCACCCGGATCCAGCTCATCGACCAGGGCATCTATCTGGTCGGCGCGTCCATCGCCCTGTCCAACACGCTCGGTACGTACGGCGTGAGCGCGACCATCGTCAACTCGGCCGGCGTCGGCGGCGGTGTACAGACGATGCGCGGCGTGTCCGGCAACCTCGACACCACGCCGGGCCAGACATACATCAACCCCCAGTCGATGGTCTACGCCGACGGCATCACCACGGTGGACGTCACGGTCGTGGTCCGGCAGAACAGTGCGGCGGGCATCAACATTCAGGACCGGAATTTCTGGGCCACCAAGGTCAGCAACGGCGGAGGAGGATTCTGACATGGGCGTCACACCGAACCGGGGATACCCGTACCCGGACCTGAGTTCCCCGATGCGGATCACGGATGACTTGCAGGCGCTGGCCGAGGCGTACGACGCAGACCTGAAGTCCGTTCAGGACACGGTTCAGCAGCGCGTCATGTTCCGGGCGTCCGCGTCCGCGCGCCAGGCGTACGGCGCCGGGGCCACCTGCACCGTCTCGTACGACGTCTTGGAGGAGAACAACGGCGGGGCCCTCGACGTCGGCTCCACGTCCATGCCGCGCGACACGTTCATCCCGAACATCCACGGCATGTGGATGTTCACCGCCACGGTGTCCTACCCGCAGTGGCTGAACATCGGGTGGGTGTCCCTGGAGCTGTACTCCACGTTCCTCGTCGCGTCGGCCAAGGCGACGGAGATGCCGAACAACGCCGACGGGAACCGCACCATCTCCGTGACCGGGATGCAGGAGATGACCGGCACCGGGACGGGCAACCCCATCCGCGCCATCCTCACGACCAACGTGGCGGGCACCCGGTCGGTGTTCCCGCTCTTCTCCCGAAGCCTCACCGGCTTCCTCGTAGCAAGGATCTGACCATGACCAAGACGTTCGTGCTCGACCTGGCGGAGCGCGCCGCGGCAACGTTCCTTGGCGCCGCGCTCACCTTCCTGGTGGCCGACGGCACCGATCTGCT